TCTTTCGATTTCAATATCTGTATTTCTTTACCGATTGCATTCTCGCAATCCTTAATGAATCTGATACTATCCAGATGTTGGTCAGCTATATCTATGTAAATCCATTCGTCTACATCACCGGCTAAATATCCAGCCATAAAACTGCTGATTCCTGCAGATACCCAACATACTTTTAATCTTTTCATGACAACCACTTAACAGAAATAATCCTGTGTCCGTGGATAAAGGAATCTGGCTTACCACTCTGATTTTTTATAACATCGCCGAATATTTTACGAACCCGTTATTCAATCAAACGCATTGTTCATCCTTTTTGTTCTCGCTATTAATCACACCGTTAGCGGTCAACCTTGGTCTACCAAGGCTTCTGTCATTACTCCTTTCTCATTCCATCTGCTTTTAAAATTTCATCTAAGCAGGCATTCCAACCTACGCTCTTTGCATCTGTCCAAAAGTTACTTATGTAGTGATTTTTGTTATGATTAATTTCTCTTTTCTCCGGCAATTCCCGGAGCGGACACCAATTTGGCTTCCCCCCGTAGCGTCCACCATCTATCGGAATCGTTTTTCCTGTAATAGCACAGTCGTAAAGAGCATCAACTTTATAACTGGCATATTTGCAAGAGCAATCTTTACAGGTTTCCGGCATATCCATTACCAATACTGCTTTTGACATATCCTTCACACTCCTTCCGGTTTCTCGCACCGCTCAAATTCAATAACCCACACCCACGGATTAACATTCCATCCGTAGCGGTCAAGGTCGGATTTCTTGATGGTGGAATCCCATACATCGGGAAAACCAAGTGCTGTTGATGTATAATCGAAACATCCCTCTGCTTCTGCATCATCGTCTGTCATATCCTGCAACCGCTCTATCCGTACATCCGTAACCTTAAGCCAGATACGTGCCGCTACTTTTGGCATGTGGATGGATGGTTTCCACTTTGTAACATCGGCAATGTCATTTCTTTGCCAATCTTCGTAGTAATAGTATCCGTTCGGTGCCTTTTTCCATGTTTCCCGGACATACAGGATATCGCCCGGCTCGCAAGGCAACTTAAAAAATTTCTCTCCATACCCATCTGCAAATGTACCTCTACACGATATGTACCCTTTAGGTGTAAAAGCGGTATATCCCCATACTGCATCATCAGGAATAAAGCCTTTTACAATTCTTCTCGTTGCATCTTTTCTCCCGTCCAGAATCGCCCGAACCATTTCTGTATTGAATAAAATCGGTTTAATTGCCATCTGATACACCTGCCTTTACAATCTCTAACAAATCATCTACCAAATCCATTACCTCGTACATCATCATAGTGTCGTAGGATTTTGACTGCTGATCTGCTGTTTTATTTCCATACTTCGTACAGTCTTTCAGGAATTCTGTGCGTTCTTCCAACTGTTCCACGACCTTGTCCGGGTCGTAGATCTTACTCTCTGCGAATGCATTTTCCATCATCTCTGCGGTTTCCTGCTCATAGTTACCACAGCATGTACACATATCCGCAAGACAACGCTGGAAGAACTCTGCAAATTTGTCCGCAGTATAATCCTTTTCAAATTCTTCCGGAATCTCAATCATAATCCGCATCGTTCGCCCTCCTATACTCATAATAAATCCATGATGGATTCCTTTCTGTTAATCTTTCCATGTTGCTTCCTCGCTTTCTGCTTTTCCTTTTCCTCACATGGCTTACAAAGCCTACTACACCAACCGCATGGTGTTATGTATGGACATTCTTCTCCAAGTCTCATGCTATTCCTCACTTTCTGCCTTAAGCCAATCCAAAACACATGATTTGCAAGCCTCTTCAGGATGAGAACATTCCTCTACGCCCATGTGTTCTATACAACTTCCAAATAATACTTCTGCCAACTCCTCATCCGTCATGCTTCTGATCCGGTCTGCATTGGTCTGTGGTTTCTTCGCCATGCTCTTCATACATTCCATCATATTTCTACCTCACTAAATCTAATCCTCATTTATGTAAAACTCATTTCCATGTCTGCTGTACCCAAAGCAAAGGCTTCCATCATCACAAATTAATGCCAGTTCTAAGCCGGATAATTGCGTGTTATTTTTAATAACCTTATATGTCGAACGATATATATCAGGTTTACAGTCTAAGACAATGTCATAATCATCAAGATTATCAACTTTATATCTTGAAATTCTGTATTTTTCCTTTAATTCTTTATAAATTGTGCTGTTCATGATTGACTTTTCTCTCTCATTTTCAGTAAAGGCATATGCTGGATAAATTCTCTTTTCAATCTCCATATTATTTTTCTCCTATCTCACTAAATCTATTGTTTTAACAGATATCCCTTTAAATTTCCCGGTGCGACAATACTCTGCGGTATCAAAAAAAACAAATGCATCCATCGTCTTTTCCGGTATCGTCACTTCCTGCAAGTGCTATGCTTACGCCATTTCTTACCAATGTATTTTTTAACAACATCAGCACCGCTTCTATCTCCTGCTTGGTTTCATCCGTCATTTCAACTGTACCCTCTTCTTTCTTCCTTTCTTCTCAAACTTATCGCACATCCCTATCAGGCACCCACGCCTTAATCTGGTCTGTAAATAATATCCACACATGATTTCTGTTTGGCTTTGCTTGTACGAATATTTACATTTCCAGCAGTATTTTACGCTTGTCTTTGTCATCTCTCCCATTGGCATCACTCCGCTATATCTAAATCACATTCCTGCTTGAAATATTTCACAACATGGTCGTCGTTCATTCCCTCTACATAGTTCTTGGAAAAATCCAGCATCCTGTTCCACCATTCACGAATCAATTCGCCACTGAATTTGTAATTGTAATGCAGTGTATAAACTGCAATCACCAAATAACACTCAATGCCGTCATTCATGTTCGAAATTACGGATTTAATCTGGTTCTGCTTAGGATTCTTGCCATACATACGAATCTTGGCTCTGTACGGAAAATTCCTTGCTTCTTTCTCACAATCAAACCCAATGTTTTTTATAAATCTTTCTTCCTCTGCTCTAATGGTGGATACATTTTTTATTTTCTCGTTATTCTTCCGAAGAATTTCGTTGTAATTCTTTAGCTTCTGTTTTGAGAAATCTATGTCATAGTACAGAACATAAAAGCATGACATCTGCATTGATTTGAATGTCTGCCAAAAACAATTGTCAGATTCGCTTATATGTCTGGCTATGCGCTGCATTGTGAATTTATCCTCATAATTTTTCGGTTCAAGCTTTCTTGTCTTTTTTCTCAATGCATTGCTCATGTTTTTCCTCCTGTTATCACTTTTTCAATGATTTCCTCATGCATCCGCTCTGCGATATGATCCCGGACTGATTCTTCTGGAAATGCGATCTGATATGTCCGCTCCTTAATCCGGTTCGTGATCCGGTCATCGTAGGATAGTTTGTCCAGCGGATCATTACTCGTGAAAATCGTTACCTTTTTGTTTATGTAACGCTCGTTGATGATCTGGTACATTTTGTCGTTGATCCATGCCGCCGGTGCTTCCACACCAAAATCATCAATGATCAAAATATCCGTTGTGGAAAGTGCATCTAAAAGCTGGCTTTCACTGCCTGCTGCATCCCTGCGCCATGTATTCTTAATTTCCTGCAAGATGGTCAGTGATACTGCAAATTTGACTGTGTATCTTTTCATCAGTTCATTTGCAATCCCAGCAGCAATCCTCGTCTTACCGCTTCCCTTTGTCCTCGACCAGATATGCAATCCCATGCCTCTTTCCTTCTGGCTCTCGAAATCATCCAGATAGGTTTTTATGATTTTGCAGGCATCTGACACCATCTTTTTACTTTCCGGCTTCCTGTACACATCCATTCGAAACGATCTCAGATCCATCCCACGGAATGCCTCCGGTATATCTGCAAATCGCAACCGCCTTGACATGACCGCTTTCTCACGGCATTTACACGGTACTGCTATTTCAACTCCGTCTTTTATTTTCAAGATCCACTCCCGACCTTCGCAAATTGGACACACATCAGAATCCCTGGAAGTCTCCGGTGTCTCCGCATTCCTGCATAAGTTCGTTGAGTGATTTTTCATGCGTTCCAGTATCTCTTCCAACTGGTCCATCGTTCTCTCCTTTCAGATACTGCATAAACAAGTTCTCTCGTAAAAAGTTCTCCGGCTTTTTAATATACCGCTCTGCTGTTTTCTCCCGTCTGCATATATCTGCATAATTCTGTGCGGCCAATACCAAATCATCTTCCGGTACACCAGACAGTACCGCATTGCAGTATTCAGTTTCAACAAGACAGCCAGTGCACCGTTTCGGATAGACCGCGGCAAACTCTGCATACCGTTCCACGGGGGATATAGGGGGTGTATTTTGTTTATGTTTATGTCTTTGTTTATTAATAGGTTCACTTTGTGGTTCAAACTGTGGTGCAATTTGCAGTTCACTTTGTGGTTCAAACTGTGGTTCATTTTTACTGTAATTTTGAACCACAAGACTATTTATTTTATATTGTGCCGCAAGATTCCCACCGCGCGATTTCCATTCGATGAACCCATCTGTAGCAAGCTTGTTTCTCGCTCTCTTTAACGCTGATGCATTTAATCCAGACCGAAGTCCAAGGACTGACGAGGCTACCGTAAACGTATCTGGCCACCCTGCTTTATTCGCTATGGACATTAACGCATGCCATAAGGCGATTGCAGTGTTGGGCTGCGGGTTTAGTTCGAGCCTGTCGTAAAATGCTTTTATCTCAGCTAAATAGTTCAAGTTTCCACCTCCCGAATCCTAACTTCAATCCGTGGATTTTCAGCATCTATACGAAATTCATCAGAGAATCCACAGATCTGCTCCCAGCCATCATTTTTTAATACATGGCAGTTAACTAATGCATCCTGGATCACTTTTCTGCCGAATGACGATATATTGTCCAAATCACGCCTTTTATTCTTTTCCACCCACAGATATTCCATAAATACTTTTTTATTGATATTTACGTCTCTCAGGCATTTTCTGATGTACACAGAAACAATATCTTCATTCTGCTTTTTCATCTCTCCGCCTTTATATCTGCTCGCCTTGTCGGCACGGATAAAATCATTCAAGTTATCCAGTCGTCCCGGTATTATCAGTAAGTACTCCAACTTCTCGCCACCTTTCAAATGTCATTTTCATATTTAAGCGTTTCTTCTGTATCACTCTTGCCCGGTGCAGCTCTTTTGAAAGATATTCATCCAGTTCTTTTTCATCTACTGGATCTCCGGGAACTGGTTTGTAATATCCATTTCCAACATTGATAATGCAGTCATCCTTTGTATTTGCTGTCTCTATCTGCTTTCGCAGTATTCTATCTTCCAATGGATTCGCAGGTCTCGGCAATGGTTTCAAATGTCCGCAGGGAATGTCGTTTATTGTTTTCATTAATCCCCTTTCCTCTCCGGGACTTAACCCGGAGATAACAATCGGCTTTCAATAATTCGTGATATATTATTTTCCGCATGAACAGGTTTCTTTTTGCCATCTGGCAAGGTGTCTCAACCCTACAGCCACGACTTACCGAAGATGTTGCGGAAATCTTCCCTTGTTCCGTAATATTCTTCAAAATAGATCTGTGCCATCTGTTTAAGTTTCAGATCTATCTCTGCCGCATTCTTTCCGGCACTTACACCATTCGGATGCAGATCCGGTCGGAGCGGTATAACAAATCCGTACTTTTCGCTATTCTTCCGGTTAGGATTTCCACCAAAGATATGATGTCTTTCCACCGGACAAGTTCCGGTAAAATAGCAGTGATCCATATCTTCTGTAAATACGCTCCACAATCGTTTCATACACCCCACCGCTCTTTCATTTCCCTCAACTCCTCAGGTGTGATGGTATCTATTCCAAGTTCTTTTGCATCCGCTACCGTTCCATCAATCAGTACTGACATTTCTTTTGTATCATATGTATGGCTTCCTCGATAAATCTTATATACAGTCAGTTTCCCATCATATCGAACTGGCATTGCATGAATTGTTTCAAGTTCCCACATGTAATCTTCTGGTGCATTTGACTGATAATAGAAGATACTTCCATCTGGAAGATGTTCTGGCTGACCATATTTACAGATCAGTACATTTTTTGCTTTCGCCTTGGAAATCGTCAGAGCATCAGCAATCTTTCCAACCAGTGCATGAAAATAAGAATTTGCATCAAGGCTACGTTTCTGCGTGTATCTAACAGCTTTGATTTTCAACTTGTCCTGCTTCTGTAAATTTTCAATCTGGGGAGCTGCTGAACCATCAACCTCAAATGTAAGGATGATGCCTTGTCCATTGAATGTCCGGCTCGCTCCGATAAGCTTTCCAGTAGTCTCCATAAGCTACGCTTCTTTCTTTGCAACAGCTTCTTCCAGCTTTGTTTTTAACGCTGTGTACTGCACTTTTGTCAGTGTGATAAACGATTCAATCTTATACTGGCTTAACAGCTTCTGTTCATTGACATTTGCCTTTCTGATCAATTCTGTGATGATCTGAAATTCTTCCTCGCTGATCAGATCATTTATATTTTCATCTTTCAGTGCTCTGCTTTTCCCATATAAGAAAATTGCCTTTGTCTTATTATCAACAACTTTCAGATATGAGATTTTTCCATCTTTATACTCGATATCCTCAACTTTAAAGCTGTCATACGTGGTTTTTTTTCCATTTTTATCTGCAAGATTAATCTGGTCTGCTTTCATCCATATAAAAGGTGCAGTGTATAATTCTCTGCCGATTCCCCAGTTAAAGCCAGCTCTCTTGAAGCTGTCAGAAGCCTCGCCTTTTTCTCCTTCGGTATAAGATTCCGTTCCGCAATCCCATTTCCATACCCAGATTTCTTTGACTGTATCCCATATGCCAATACCTGCATACATGTTGCCTTTGATTTCCTTATGGTCTCTCTGCCAGTTCATTTCCCCTACAGTTTCATCTAAGATGTTCATATCACAGCGTGCATTTTTATACAGCAGGATGGAACAGCCTTTATCAGAAACAGTTGCTACTCTTGCTTCAATTTCATTTGCCCTTAATTCTCTAAATTTCATTTCTACCTCTCAATCTGTCAAATAAACTCTCATGTCATCTAAACATCTGTCACAGTAATAATCTCCTCTAATCTGTACTGCTGTATCATCCTGGATGTGTTCACCGCAACATATACATTTTGGTCTATGCTCAAGCCATTCGCCTTGACTCCGATCTCTGTCTTTCCACAAATCGTAACTATCATTCATATCTGTGAGAAAATCCCTCCCCATCATCGTCTGTGTCGGTAATCAGCTTCCTTGTGCCATACACAAATTCACCATGAATACTTCCGTCGGTATGCCATGAGACTTCACCGGCTTCTATGCCTAAATCTTCCAGTGTTCTTTCAAATTCTGCCAGTGCATCCTTGAGTATTCCTAAATCCTTCCATGTCAAACTAGGCGCTGCCATTTAAAAATTCCTCCATTTCCATCTGTCTGAAATCTGTAGATAAAACCATGCATCTGACCGCTTTCTCACGCTGTTGATTCATGTACTGTTCGTCCCGGCATTCTTCACACATGTTTCCTTCGCCTGGATCTAAACTGCATCCACAGATTCTGCATTTTCTGTAAAACATAAAATCACGCTTTCCAAAAACCTAACTACGTGTTACAATAAACGCAGAAATACTTTTGTATTTCCACGGTTAAATAGCACCTGTACTCGCCAAAGTTATCAGGGTGCTATTTTTTTGTCCTCAAATTCTCCAAGGAACTCTACATCAGCGTCAAGCTTGTCTCTCCGGCGTCTATCATAAAAGTACGCTTTCCGCTTTTCTTCTCTTTTGCTATCAACATACATGATTGCCAATCCAGCAAACGCAACCAGAGCACCTAGCGCAATCGCAATTATTAATAAAATGTAATAAACGCCGTCCGCATCCATCATTCCACCCAGAAACATGATTCCAAGTCCAATAGATATAAAAACATATGCTACATTTTTCATGATGCATTGTCCTTGACCACAAGCTTAATTCCTTCCTGTCTTTCGTAAATCTCTAACAGAATGTCCATAATCTTTGCTTTCCTCTCTGGTGTAATTTCCATGTCTGCTTTGTTCATAGGAATCTCCTTTCTCATTATTTAACGCTCCCACACATGGCAATCTGCTTGTCAACTTCCGACTGTTTCTTTGAGATTGCCATACCATCAGCAACACCGAGAATATAGTTGAAGTTTTCTTTGTCCAGCTGTGATACCGTTTCAGCTAGTCTTGTAAGGGATTCTTTCTGTTTTTCGCTCATCTGCTCACTTCCTTTCGTGTTTGTATTACCTTGTGTGATTATAATATCATACTTAGTTGGTCTTGTCAAACATTTTTTAAATATTTTGTTTGACATTGTGTGATTTTTGTACTATTATACTAGTGGGAGGTGATAATAAGTGTATGAGCAAATAAAACAGTTGAGAAAATCGCTTGGAATGTCACAAGAAAAGTTTGCTAAAGAAATTGGTTTAACTAAAAATTTCATATCTTTAGTAGAAACTGGTCAAAGAAATCTATCAACCCAGTCGATTAAACTTATTTGTCAATTGTTTAATGTTGATGTGGAATGGCTAGAGACCGGAAACGGCGAAATGTTCATTCAAAAGACCGAGAATGAAAAGATAGCTGAATTTCTTGCAGATGTACTG